GCATACGCTGATTCAATATCAACAATTGTAAACACAGTTCAACCATTTGATTCAAATTATGTAGCATCTTATCACCCTTGGGTTAAGATACTAAATTCAGATAAAAACAAACCTGTATGGGTTCCGCCATCTGTGGTTCTACCGGGAGTTATTGCATTCAATGATTCAGTAGCAGCCGAATGGTTCGCACCAGCTGGTTTAAATCGTGGTGGATTAACTAACGTTATTGAAGCTAAGAGTAGATTGACTAGAGTTGAGAGAGATTCACTTTACGAAGGTAGAGTAAATCCAATCGCAACGTTCCCTGGGCAAGGAGTTACAGTATTCGGACAAAAAACCTTACAGGCCAAACCATCCGCATTGGATAGAATTAATGTAAGAAGATTATTAATCGCAGTTAAGAAGTTTATCGCATCTTCAACTCGTTACTTAGTATTTGAAAATAATACAGCAGCGACACGAAACCGTTTCTTATCAATTGTAAACCCTTATTTGGAATCAATCCAACAAAGACAAGGTTTATACGCATTTAGAGTAGTTATGGATGATACCAACAACACTCCTGATGTAATCGATAGAAACATTATGGTAGGTGAGATATTCTTACAACCTGCAAAAACAGCAGAATTCATTGTACTTGATTTCAACGTACTACCGACTGGCGCTGCATTCCCATCTTAAATTAAAGTTTAGTTCCCCATTTCGGTGGGGAACTTCATCTTTTTTAAAAAGTTGGATATTTATAATAAAGAAATAAGTTGAATAACAACGGAGAAATTAAATGGCACAATTATTAGACCCAACAGAAGTAATGTTTACATCGTTCGAACCAAAGATGTCGAACAGATTTATTATGTATATAGAAGGAATTCCAGCATACTTAGTAAAAGCAGCAGGTAGACCTGAAATAACAAATGGTAAAGTTACCATTGACCATGTTAACGTTAAACGATATGTAAAAGGTAGAAGTGAGTGGAGTGATATAACAATTTCACTATATGACCCGGTAGTTCCTTCAGCAGCACAAGCAGCAATGGAATGGGTAAGACTACATCACGAATCTGTAACCGGACGAGATGGATACTCTGATTTCTACAAAAAAGATATCACATTTAACAGTTTGGGTCCTGTTGGTGATAAAGTAGAAGAGTGGAAACTTAAAGGTGCATTTATTCAAACAGCAAAATTCTCAGATATGGATTATACTGGCGAAGATATCGCAACTGTTGATTTAACACTTACGTTTGATTACGCAATACTAAATTTCTAATTCAGAATTACCGAATTATTAATAAAATTAAGAACCCTACCAGAAATGGTGGGGTTTTTTTGTTTATAAAGTATTTTTTTCATATTTATATACGAACAAAGTTATAAAAACGGAGATTACTATATGAGTGAAAAACTACAAGATGATTATTCATCAAAGCCCATGTCTAATTCAGATATGGTGGAACTCGCAAAGCAACAACATGCACAAACGCAAGTTTCAGATTACAAATTCCCTACAGAAATAATTGAATTACCTTCAAATGGGTTGGTTTATCCAAAAGATAATCCACTATCATCAGGAAAGATAGAATTAAAATATATGACTGCCAGAGAGGAAGATATCCTTACAACACAATCATACATTAAAGATGGTAGTGTATTGGATAGATTATTTCAAGCACTAATTATATCGAATGGTGATGGATTACCAATCAAATACGTTGATTTAGTAACAGGCGATAAAAACGCAATTATGATAGCAGCACGTGTTTTAGGTTATGGTAAAGATTATGAAGTTGAAATTGATGACCCAACCTCACCAAACACAACTCAGAAAGATACAATTGATTTAACTCAATTTGAAAACAAAGAGTATGATGGCTCGGGTCAAACTGAATTAAACAAAAACGAATACGAATTTGAATTACCCCGCTCTAAGAGAACGGTGACATTTCAAGCGTTAACTGAAAGTAAAGAACGTAAAATCAAACATCAGTTAGAAGAAAACAAAAAAGCACGTAAGAAATTAAAAGATGAAACCTCTAAGGATTTAACAACTCGATTAAAAAATATGATTTTATCAGTTGATGGTGAATATGACCAAAAGATAATCACCAATTTTGTAGAAAATGAGTTATTCGCAGTAGATTCAAAGGCTTTAAGAACGCATATAAGTGAAGTTACACCTGATATAGATTTAGAATGGGAATTCGTATCAGATGAAACTGGTGAAAGGAGGAATATGCTACTGCCTATGGACGTGGGGTTTTTTTGGCCTAAGTCTTAACTACCGAAAACTGTTGCATTCTCAAATATTTGATTTAATCTATCATGGAAATGGTGGATTCACATTTACAGATGTGTATAACCTACCGATTTGGTCGAGAACATTCTACATCAGTAAAATAATAGAATTTAAAAAAGAAGAACAAAAGCAACATGATAATGCTATGAAAAAAGCTAAATCAAAAAGATAATAGGATACCCAACAGAAATGTTGGGTATTTCTATATTTATAGATAAGTAACTTAATAAGCATACTATTATGAAAACAATAAAAAAATCACAACTGAAAGAAGTATTTCTAAAATATGGATTATCTGAGGGTATTTTTGATATATTTAACAAAAAGCGAAAGAAATTAGATAAGGATTTAAAAAATGTTCGAGCGGATATTGAAGATACTATTAAAGCAGCACCAAATGCTAGAGAAAAAAAGAGATTGCAAGATTTAGCTGATGCATTCAGAAAAGCACATGCAGCAGGTGTAACGGTTTACTAAGGGGGATGATTAATGGCTGATGATATTGATAAAAAACGGAAGGTGCTCCAAGCTGAATATGATTTAAATCAACAGATTTTAAAATCGGCACAGGCAAATCTAATAGTGGCGAAATCTGGATTGGATATAAAAACCCAGCTAATTACAGAGCTGGAGTCACAATCATCGGTATCATCAAAAATCGAAAGTGTTAATACTTCGATTGATAAATTATTACTAGAGCAAGTTAAAAGTGGTACAGATGTAAATCAAAAACTCATTGAACGTTTGAGCTCAACTAAGGAAATCCTTAAAATGAGCCAAAAAGAGGCTAAATTAGTAGATGCCCAAAAAGCATACTTAAATGAACGTAATAAGGGATTGAAGGGTATATTCGGAATTACCAGTGATATTGAAGATGCAGTATTAAATGGCACATTCAAAGCACTAGCTATGAATAAGGCATTTGAAAATATCGGTGCGAGTGTCAGTCGAATGAGTGATAGCGTTCAGGATAGTGTAAAGAATTTAGGGTTATCGGGAGCATCAGCAATGGAACTCCAAGGTAACATAGAATCTGCTCGATTTAGTATGACCGGACTACTTTATGGTTCGGAGGCAGTAGCCGCATCAGGTAAAGCAATCGCTGAGAAATACGGAAGTGCTTCAATGGCGACTGCTGATTTAATTGAAGGTGTAACTCAACTTTCATCATTAGGGTTAGAGGCATCAGAGGCCGCTGATTTAGCATCAGTATTTAAATCGGCTGGTGTAGAAGCTACCGAAGTTAAAGGTATAATTTCAGATATAGCAAAGAAAGAAGGTATATCCGCTAAAAAAGCAATGGAGGGTATGTCGGGCCAAATGAGTCAATTAGTTGGTAAATCAGAAGCCCAATTAAAAACCATAATCAAATCCAATGCACAATTAGTTAAGCAAGGTACAACTCTAGCTCAAATTGAAGATATATCTAATAATATGTTAGATATAGAAACAAGTCTGAAAGCTGCAGGGAAGGCTAGAATAATGCTTGGTCGTGATATGAACACCACAGCAGTGAGGGATGCATCAATGGCACTCCAAGCTGCAAGAAGTGATGATGAGAGAGCAGCTGCCCGTAAAAAGATAAGTGAAGAAATCCTAAAAGGTGTTGGGGGAATGGAAGAATTCGCTCAGATGACTATGAAGGAAAAGGAAGTAGCCGCAGCTGCATATGGTATGAGTCGTGATGAGTTAGCCACTATGATGGAGAAGAAGAAGGTTAACGATGAAATGGTTGCTCAATATGGGGACCAGGCTGAATTGATGCAAGGTTTAATTGGTGGCGCTAAGCAGTTAGGTGCAGCAACCGTAGATTTTGTAATCGAATTGGGAAAGGCTGCAGCTAAAATGGTAGTTATGAATGTAATGCAAGGTAAAGGTACTGGTTTAAAAAATCTTATACCTGGTATGGGTGGTAAAGGTGGTGGCGGCCAGACTGATTTAAGTAATTCCGAAGCAAAACCTACCAAAGCATCACAAGGGGCAGGTAAGGGATTAAAATCACTTGCTGGTGGATTGAAAGCAATGGGTTCGGGTAAAGTATTAGCAGGTATATTTAATATGGCATTAGCCGGACCAGCACTTCTGTTATCATTACCAGCAATACCATTCCTATTATTTATGGGAAAAGCGAACTTAAAATCACTCTACAAAAACTTCTCTGCATTAGCTAGGGGATTAGGGAAAATGGGGACGGGTGATGCATTAGCTGGGGCTGGGGTACTCCTAGCCGCATCAATATCGTTGACAGCTGCTATGTTAGCTATACCATTCTTAGCGTTTATGTCTATTCCAGGCATTGGGAAAACTATTGAAGCCAACTTTAAGGGTTTAGCTGCAGGTTTAAAAACATTTGGCAATCCTACTACATTCGCAGAAATTGGAACCGGAATTATATTACTTGGTTTATTAGGTGTAGCTATGATTCCATTTGCATACTCATTAT